CCGTGGCTACGCCGCGCATACCTTCCCCGACCTCTCCCACACCGGAACCCGCCAGTGCGATCTCGCCAATTCCGGTCGCAACCGCTGAGAGGGAGGCCGCCGTGTCCACAAGCGGAAGCCCCACGATGGTGGAGACACCATCAGCGAAGAGCTGGAAGCCCTCGCCCGCGTTCCGGGCGCTGTTGCCGATGGACTCAATCACACCGGCCACGGAGTCCAGCACATCCGAGATGCCGGAGCTGATCGAATCTATCACCGTAGCCACTCCATCGCCAAGGGCTGTGAAGCAATCACCAATCGCGCCGAGTGCGGTGTCTATAGATTCCGCGGCGGTTTCCATTACATTGCACAGCGTGGTTCCGATTGCGTCAACAATCTGGCTTACCGCATTTGCAATCGCAATCACCAGCCCGCCAAACGCACCGGCAATCCGTTCCACAGCAGAGGCGACGGCCCCCGCTACCTGGGACGCCGTGTCCCCGATCTGTTTGACAAGCGGCGGCATCGCTTCAATAAACGGTGTTGCCAAACGCATCCCCGCGCCAACACCAACCGCAGCCGCGGCAAGGCCGAGCATCCCCGGGATCGCCGCGTTCAACGCGGGTCCAAAAACTGCAAATATCGCTACAAGGCCAGCAACTACAAGCCCAAAGGCCCCCATCGCAATCGCGCCCTCCGTGCCCGTGCTGGCCAGTGGCGTCATAGCCAGCGCCATGACGGACACCGCTGCCGCAAAAGCTACGATGCCCACAACGCTGGATTGCAGCTTTGTGCCCATATTTGCGAATACTACCGTTAGACCAGCTACCACGGCGCCAAAGGCGATAAGCGGGGCCACCGCAGTGGTACCAAGTGACGCAAGAGGTGTGAGAGCAAGTGCGAGAACGGCAAGCGACAATGCGATCGCGGCCACCGCCCCAGCAACAGACAACATGGTCTTGCTGACCGCCGCCAGCTTCTTTGGGGACGCCTTTGTCAGCGATTTCGCCATGGCGGTCATTCCGACGCTTAACCCGGCAACGGCCCCTACGAGCACCGCCATAATCCCGGTGGCCGCAGGCCCCGCCTTCGCCAGTTCAATGGCGGACTTCGCCAGCAAAGCAAAGCCGGCGCTGATCGCTAGAATGCCAACGCCCATTAGCACAAACGATTTCGCCGATGCCATTAAGTTTTTGGCACTTCTTCTGCTGCTTTTTCCTGCCTCCTTTGTGCCTTTTGACACGCCAAACAGCTTACCAGCCAGCGATTCCAGCGGACCGGATGCCATCGCTCTAAAAACGCCGGAAACGGCCTTTACGCCAGATGCCGCTTTTTGGGCTCCTTTGAGCGCCAGGAATGCACCCAGCAGTTGAGGGAGGTGGTCCGTTACAGCCTTAATCACTTTTGCAATCGTGTCTGCATGCTCTTCCAGAAATCCAGCAAATTTGGTAACCGCTTGAGTGACCGTTCCGAGCGTCTTAGAAAAACCGCTCACATTCTCGTCTGACCCGAACGAGCCGTTCAGCTTACCGAGGGCTTTCCCAATAGCAGAGAACGCTTCTTCAAATGCGTCCTTAACAATACCCACGTCAGTCTTAATGATAGTCCAATACGGCTTAACCGTTGCCACCAAATCCTTGATTTTTCCGGCGATTGCGTCACCATCAATCCCATCCAGCGCGTCTGTGATGCTGCTGATCGCCTGAATGCCCATATCCGATACCGCATTGAACGCCGGAGCAAGCTTGTTGCTCAGTGTCTCCTTAAGGCCGTCCATCGCCTGACCAACCGTCTTGTACTGGGTCGCCAGCTTGGAAAAGTCATCGTTGTTGCCTACTTCTTTAATGGCATTAAAAAAGTCCTCTGTCTTTACCGTCCCAGCCTGTACTTGCTTCACGAGCTCTGCGGTGGACATCCCCATTGCCTTGGCGATGGCTGCAATGCCCGCCGGCGTCTGTTCCAGCATGAGCTTGAAGTCCTGCCACTGAACACTTGGTTTTGCCGCCATCTGAGTGGCCTGCTGGCTCAGAGTTTTCATGGCCTGCTGTGGATTTTCTGCCGCAGCTGCCAGTCCGCCGAACCCGGTCACTAGGTCCTGCGCGCTCTTAATGCCAACCGCGTCCAGCTGCGCAAAGGTGGTGGCCATATCGCTGGCGCTGTAAATAGTTTTCGTGGCATAGTCTTGTAGGACCGACTTCGTCTTTTTGATCTCTTTTGCGCTGTGGCCATTCATGGACATGTTGCCTTGGAATGTCTTCCATGCCGCGCTGGCCTCGTTCATATCAGAGATAAGCCCGCCAATCCCTGACGAAATAGAATCGAACGCCTTCTGCCCGATGCCGGTCAGGATGCCGAAGCCGAGTCCGCTTTTCAGCTTGCTCCCCAACGCGTCCACTGCGGAGCCTGCGCCCTTTATGGCAGACGTGAATCCCCTGTCAGCCGCAGACAGTACCGCCTTTACGCTGTAGGTTTCAGCCATCCTCACCACCTCGTTTCTCTCTCAAGTAGATTTTCGCCCCGGCAAACCGGTCCTGTTTTCTCTTTTCTCCTTGAATCCGCCGCAGCGCCTTCTCCCGGTCATAGAATTTCTCGAACCGAGTGTATACCGGTTTCCCGTTTCTTTTGCGTCCCTGGGCGGCAAAATTCAGAAACGCCTGGGCGTGGCTGCGGTAGTCTTTATCCGCCTCCCGCAGCTGAACCGCCTTCATCATAAGCTGATACTCCGGGAGGGTGAGCCGGTCCACCTCTGAAAAAGAGGTGAACCCCAGATAACGGAAACAATTCGTCGCCGCATCCTGGTACAGCTCATCCACAGTTACCGCTCCGGGTCCTCCGTCCGTTTGGCTTCCACCAGCGCCAGAAACTCCAGGGTCACCTTCTTGCAGCAGTTGGAAGTCTTCAAAAAATCCAGCACGCTTTTAAACAGGGCGTCGATATCGTCGGTGCTCTCGATGTACTGCTCCAGGTCCTTTCGGGCAACGCGGGGGACACAGCCCTTGTTTGCGGCGTCCAGCACGTCCGCCAGCTGCTCCACGTCGCCGTCAATCACACTTGCCACAGCAAACTGGAGCCCGACATTCTTCTTCACGTCCTTTGCGCCCTCAAGAGGCATCACAACCCGCTTGTTAATCTCCTTCAAAAAGCCAAACCCGAAATGAAATTCATATACCTTGTCGTTGATTGTCAGTTCAAGCATATCTTTAACCTCCATAAATTTCGAAGTGATGCCGGGGCGCAATCAGGCCCCGGTCTTGCTGGTGTCCTTAAATACGTAGTCGGCCACGGCCTGCTGCTCAGCGGAAACGGTGACCTCGCCGTCCTTGCCGCCGCCGTTGATACCGAAAGTGAGGGATACCTCCGCGAAGTCCTCAGCGCTGGAGCTGATCTCCAGCTCGGTCAGATAGCCCTGAAAATACTTTCCTTTGTACTTGCCGTCGGTCGCGCCTGCCTCTGCCAGGTTAACCTCCCAGATTTCAATGACCTTATCGTTGTCCAGCGCGCTCTCCAGCTTGCCAATCATCGTATCGCCGACAGAGAGAATCGAAGTCGCAGTGATCTCCACTTCCGCCACGCCAGGGGTGCGGATAGAACCGTCCTTTGTGGCGGTGGAGTCCGCGTCCTTGCTCTTGGTTCTGCCATTCTCTGTCGTAAACGCGATGAGCGCGCCGTCATCGGTTGCGGCGTCCTCCAGAATGCGGTACAGATAGACGATCTTCTTGCCCTGCACCGCCTCCGCGAACAGCTGCAAATCGAACTTGTATTTCATAAATTTTTACCTCCTGGTGAATTGGAACTCCACCTCCAGCAGCCCGTGCAGAAGCGGAGTTTTTGTCGTTGTGTCTGTCAAAATTCTTTGGACTACCCCCCGCGCGGACCACGCGAAGGAGTCCGTATAGCACAGCTCCCGGCAGAGCCGTTTCAGACTACCCAGCATTTCAGAAACCGCTCCGCGCTTTCGCGGACTGTTGTGCCAAACGTGAATAGTTTGGTATACGCTGCCGATTACAGCGTCTTTTGTCTCAGCGTCTGCCTGACGGCTGTCTGCCAGATAGACAAAGGGGTATGGCGTGTCCTCCGGCGGCAGCGCCCCGTCGTATACGTCGTACCCTTGCTCCCGCGCCGCGATCAGCAGCGCTGTAAAAAGTTCCTGCTGGGGGTCCATCCAAGCACCTCATTTCACCAGTTTTTGCATATCCTTTTCAAACTGTTCCTTCTGCTCTTCCCAGGCTGGCTTGACAAACGGCTCCGCTTCCATTTTTCGAGTGCCAAATTCCACATAATAAGCGTAGTCCGTTGTGGGGCCTACCTCAGCGGTCAAGCCGCTGTCTGTAAGCGTTGTGTTAATGGAGCTTGCGGTGTCCCCCGTGGAGTATCCCTTCACGAACGCCGATTCTGTATTTTTTTTCATGCGCGCGTTCATTTGATCCCCATTTTTCTGGACCACCCGCTTTACAGCGTCCAGGCTGACCCGTTCGCGCAGGCCCTTTTTCAGCTCCACAAGGCCCTCGAACTTAATATCATGATGTGCCATCACGGTACCTCCGATAATACAAAGGATTCCTTGACGCGGAATCTGCGGCGGCTGTCTACCCGATAGACTTTATTCCCAATCCGCACCCCGTCAAAGACCCCTTCATAATGACTTTGAATGTGGATGGTGACACTGTTTTGCCGCAGTTCCCCGTAGAGCAGGCGCAGCGTCTCGCGCTGAGTTGGGAGGACACTGGCCCACACCTTCGTCTCGGTCGCGCCATCGGGCCCGTAGTCCCCTGTTGATGGATCATATGCCCCCGTGGTGATACGCTGGAAATAGACAGGCGTGTCATATCTCACTGAAACGTCACCTTCCCCCATTTCGATTCGCTGACAGAGTCAAGATAGGCGTCAATGTCCGACTGAAACCGGAGGAAATCGTCATCTGAGAAGGAGATGCTTTCCCCCTCGACAGAGTGAGCGCTCATCCCCTCAGAGCCAATGCGGTTGAATCGGATGACAGACAGCTCATACACAATATACTCCAGCTCCGGAGGAACCTCTTCCACGCCGCCGAGCAGCACGCGCAGCCGGTCCTCTGTAAATCCGACAATGGTAGAAAGCAAGCTGTCTCTGCCATCTCCCTCTATACCGAGCAGGCTTTTAATTTCGTCGTACATCCGGCGTCACCTTATTATCATTCTTTGGCAGTTACCACAGCGATACCGCCCTTTTTGGCCAGATAGTTGGCGTCGCACTCCACGATCACGATCTCTTTGCCAGTGGAAGCGGCGATGTCGCTGGTACCGTCCCAGACGCTCCAAGACTTCACGCTGGCATCCACGGCGGGCAGCACGGCGTTGTCACTGACCTTGTACTTGTAGCTGTTGCCGCTGGTCAGGGCGGGACTGACGGTGATCTTGGTATCGCCGGAAGCAGTGCCAGCAACGCTGGTGACGGTCAGGTTATCCAGGCCGTAGTCACCGCCGACGGTCACCTTGACCACGGCTTTCTTGTTGTCGGGCAGGATGTATTCGCCAGCCTTGCCCGCGCCCTGGAGGGCTACGCCGTCAAAGTCCTCGGACTCCACCGTGCGGGTAGTGTTGATGCCGGTGAACGCCTTGCCGATGCCGGTGATGTAGGCGTAGGCCACCTCGTGCTCCTGGAACAGGCTCTCCGGGACCTCCTCAATGGCGAAACCCTTGAACATGACCGCCTGGTTTCGGTCCATATTCACCGTGGAGCCTTTAGAGGAGGTAGTCAGGCCGGAGTCAATAATCGCGTTGTACAAGTCCGGCGTCACCTTCGCCACCTTGGTGCCCACGGCGCCCACGTTGGTGAAGTAGGCGGACAGCTGGTTGAACACAGAGGCCACGTCCAGGGAGCCCACGTCCGCTCCGGCGCTGATGATCTTGCCCGCTGCGCCGGAGATAAACGCCCCGTGGTGGGCGTTAAACTGGGCGGTCTTGGCCCGGGCCTGGAGCTCCAGCCGGTCCGCGATGGCCACATCGAAATCGTTGTTGACGGTCCACCGGTCAATCCCCTCGTGGAACAGCCACTGCCAGGAGTAGTCCACCGGCTTGTTCACATAGACGATCTCCGTCCGCTTGCCGAACCGGCTGGTCGCGCCGGTGCCGGTCCCAAAGGCCACATTCGCACCGGTGTCGTAGGCGGTACCCACGGCCACAGGGATGTCGGAGGTCTTTACGTAAAAAGCGTGTTCGTTCTCCTGCACCCCGTCCATGGCCTCCAGTCCGCCGCCGAAGAAGTCCCCAAAGTAGGACTGGGCGCCGAACACGGCCTGGAGCAGCTCCTTAAATTCCAGCTGGTAATCCCGGGCGGACAGGTCGTTGTTGTTGCCGTCCGCAAACAGCTGAAGGTCAAATTTCTTCATCTTTTTTCACTCCGTTCTCGCAGCCTAGCTGCGCTTGAATTTGTCAATTCGCTTTTGAATCTCACTGCGCGGTTCTCCGCCTCCGGCGTATGCCTTTGGGACCCGGCCCGCGGCCCGCTTCTCCTCCTGGAGCTTGCGGTCATCCTGGATGATGCCGGTCAGCTTGACGATATTCGCCCGGGTGCTCTCTGCGTCATCCCCCACCACAAAGTCCAGCATGTCCTGGGTCGCTAAGATCTGGTGATCCTCTTTCAGGATACGGGCGGCGGATTTGGACAGCTCCGTCCGAAGGGCCGCTTTCTTGTACTCCTCGATCTTCGCCTCCAGGTCCGTAATGCGCTGGTCCTTCTTCTTCGCCTCGTACTGCCGCCTCTGCTCGCCGTTCATCTTGGCCAGCTTCGCGGCCTCCTCCTGGGCGTCTGCCACCGCCTGCTCCTTCTCCGCCTGCCATTTGGCAAACTTCCGATTGATGATCGCATCCACATCGGCGTCTGTGTACTTCTTCGCGGCCTCCGGCTCCTGCTCCGGCTGAGCTTCCTCCGGCGGCATCTGTTCCGCCTCAGGGGCGGGGTCCGTAGAAGCAGCGGGCGCCTCCGCAAATAGATTCAAGTCAAATTGATGTCGCATAGCTGTAACCTCCAAATAGTTTTTTGCCATAATTCATTGGGCATAAATCCCCTGTTTTTTCGCCGTCAGGGCTTCGGCGCGCCGTCCCCGGCGTAGTCAAAAGATTCGGACGCACTCCGGATAGCTCCCAGCGATCCCCCGTGCGCCCAAAAGAAAGGAATCCAAAAGCAGCGTCAGCTCCCTTGTGGATTCCCCCCATAGGACAACCGCCCTCCCGGGCGATAGTTCACAATGTAGTTTTGTGTCCGTCAGCTCCTCCGCCGACGCTACGAACGTCTGCACCAGCGCCGATACCGATGCACACACAATATCCCACCCCGGCGGCCCGTGCCCGGCGTGGCCAACGGCAGAAAAACCGTGCTCACAAGTTCTGATCTCAATCATTCGACGCCCCTTTGTATTCGCATCGGCCATTATGCCATGCGCCGCACTCAGACCGCTTGCATTCCATCATGTCAAAGCTGACAACCTCAGCCGTCCGGGAATCCTCTTCGTCCGGACCGTCAGTGCATTTCTGCCGCGTCGTCACCGTCTTACGCTTCCCGATCGTATACGGGCAAACCATTCAGCACCACCTCCTCAAAAATGGATATGAAAAAAGCACGGTGCAAAGCAACGTACTTAAATCAACGATTCTATTTGTCCTACATCACAGCAGTTATGCCGCCAGTCTCTTACTGTGGTTCTGCTCGATGAACGATTTGACTGCGGCATACTCCCAGCCGCAGTCCACCAGGCCGCTCACCAGGCATTCCATCGACTGAATCGCCGACAGTTCTTCTACAGTGAAGCAGTCACGCAGCTCACCTTTTGCGCCAACGCCATATTTTTCTCGCAATTGCTTCGCGTTCATGCCAAACAGCACCTTGTAAATACAGTTTGTATAGACGTTAGGCATATCAAACCCTAACATTGTAAGCAAGAAATTCTGCAATTCTACATTTTCCCATGCAATTTGTTTCGTTTCCTCTTTTGTTTTCTTTAGCCATTCAGAGAAAGTGAGCGTTTGTCCGTCCTCTGTTCGCATCAAAAGTTCAGCTTTTGTCTCACCGCCTTTTGCAGATGGCAGTTGTGTTTTGCCTAATGTTGCAACCGCTTTTTTTACTTCTCCTAAAACTTCTGATTTATCCTCAATTTTAAACCATTCTCCCCCAACGCCAAATCCGGAAAAGGTTTTGTGGAGATACCCCTCAACACAGTATGCATTAGACAGCTTCTGACTTTCATAAATCAAAGAGATGTCGCAGTTCCCAATTGATAAGCTTTTCAGTCTTTTCCTTGGATTATCTGATACACCAACTTTAAAGTGTCCGTTTGATTCCATCACATAAACAGATTTCATATATACAAATCAATCCTTTCACGTCGAATTTGTGCATAAAAATAGCACGGTGCTTTCGCACAGTGCTTCAATCAGCTGATTATTTGGATTGGGTATAAGAAAACCGCCTTGCCGCAGCTTGGTGGCTTGAACTTGGGCTGTTTTAATTTTAAAATCCAGGAACAATATCCTTGAGGTCCTTCAGGGCCTCTCTCACTTTTTTCATCATCGAATTATCTTCCAGATATTCGGCGCCTTCCAGCGTAATGTTTACATCATCGTAGCTGGCCGCACGCCCCGTGCCTTTTGTCATGTGATACATGACGCCCTTCACATATCCCTTTTCCTGCATCTCGATCATGATATCGAGCCAATAAGAATAGGGAATGCAAAACCTTTCCCAGCCAATATCGCTCTTGTTAACCCTAACGCCCTGTTTTTTACACGCATACAGCTCTTGCAGAATGCAATAAATAATTTTGAACATATCGTCTTTCGCCATGTTTACAACTCCTTTTCAAGCAGGACAAAACCACGGTGCGGGTGCATCGTGCTACATCATCTGTCTATTGGGTTTTATCTGCGGTTCTTTTCTGCTCTTTCTTTATCATCTTGTTCAAGCAGTTGCCGAGCAAGCGTAGCCCCCACTCTGTCGAAATCATATTCACCATCAAGTGTATTGAAAACCGGGTCGTCATCCGGATAAGGCTCCGTGGTTTTCAACATATTTTCATACGCGATTCGCTCTTCTTTCGATAAATTCAACGCCATAACTTTGCGCCTCCTTCAAAAATTTTCTGATCTCTGCAACATACCCATCCGCATCCCCGGCACTCACAAACTGCTTTAGCGCAGACCGTGCATACACTAAGCGACGCCTCATTTCAAATCCATCAAACAAATTGGTTTTCCGTATAACATAAACTCGGCCATCGTTACCTACCGCTGTCATAGCATTTAGCTCCGATCGACTCAAAAATGAGAGAAGATCGCTTTCGCTAAATATTTCGCAGGAAGGGTGGTTGTGAATAACGATATGCTCTTTCTTGCAGGACGGAATATCAATGTGTCCGTCTGTTCCTACAACTTTCTGTATGGGCACCATGCCCAGATCGCACACAACGCCAACTTCTGTGCCAACATCATACTCACTTACCGATCGAAGCAACTCTTTGTGCGCTGCTTGTAATTTTTCTGCCGCTTCATCCGTCCAGTCAGCCGGTTTTACCAGGGGGACTGCTCCTATCGATTCACCTGTAACTCGAGTCCTCTTAAGATTACTGTCGTTCAGTATAACAAACCCACCGGAATTTGCAACCGCCGTGCCATTCGCCGTGTCCCGCTCATGCATCCTCCGGTTCTCTTCCTCCAGCCAACGCTGAAACTTCTCCTCGTCCCAGTAGGGCGCGGTAGCACAATGGCACCGCGGATGCATCGGCGGTGCGTTCTCCCCGGGCTTCATATCAGAGACTTTAAAATGCTTGCCGTCAAGCTTCCGGCATTCGTTGCAGATCACGCTGTTAACTTCCGGATTGAGCGCCAGAAACTGGTATTCCTCATTTCCGTTGGTCTGATAGGATAGCTTTGCCGCCCCAGTCTGCACCCGGCGCAGCTCCGTAACCATCAACCGCTCAGCGTCTGTCCTCGATACGTCAAAGCGCTTTCTGATATTCCGGGCCAGATCCCTGGAGCCTTTGCCCTGAATCAACCCGATCTGCAACTGTTTCGCCAATTCGCCTTTCAGAATGTCCTGGTACATCCAAATGCGGTCGGAGAAAGTGGCGTTGTGGAAAGAGGCGTTGACAATGGCATGGGCCATAGCTGCATTGTTCTGAACGCTCTCCCCCAGGATACCCGCCTGCCGCCGAAATTCGGACAGTGTCCGGTCGGTTAGCTTCTCGGCAAAGAATTTCTGCATTTCATCAAAGCCGCCCACCAGCTCAAGACCGATGTTCGCTTTCAGCAGCTCCAGCCGGTTGACCTTCATAACCAGATTGTACAGCCTCATCTCGTCGTTGGCCTGCTTGCTGAAATTCTTCTCCCGGACGTACTTCTTTGCTTTTCGCTCATAGGCCTCTATGTCCAGCTTGTCCGCCCGGCGCTTTGCGGCGGCCAGAGTAATCCCCTCCTTCGCCGCGTACCGGGCGTAAAAGGCGTCAATCTCCTTCTGAACGCTGTCCATCATATCCTCATAAATGCGCCGCAGCTCCTTAGCGTATTCCGCCTCGTCTCGGATGTTCTTCTCCCGCTGGGCGGCCTCCCGGCGGCGCCAGTATTCCGAACTGGTCATTCAGCGCCCTCTGTCGAAAACATCCGGCGATCCACCGCCGATTCCGCCCCGGCGGCTTCCTCCTTCTCCATGCGCTCCAGCTCCACCGCCGGATCGGGCACGTAGGACAGCAGTTCTAATTGCGTCCGCTTGGACACCAACCCCTCCGCCTGAGCCGCCACGGCGGTTTCCTCCTGGATGTTCCGGGGCAGGTTCCGGGCCATCTTAAACTCCATATCCCGCCACGCGTCCGGGTTCGCCACGTTGGTAGACAGGGAGCAGAACAGCTTGTACCGCTTGCGCAAGGACTTCTCTATTTTCCGGTCAAAGGTCAGGGCCAGATTGCTCATGGCCTGGAGCTTGTACGCCAGCGCCACCCCAGAGGCCGCGCTCCCGAAGGTCTCGTCGGAAATGTTGGCCACCATTGACGTCTGGTAGATCAGCCGCTCCAGCCGAGTCAGCAGGTTCTCCTGGGTGGCGTCTGCCGTAGGCTTTGTCAGGAACTGGACAATCACGTCCTTGGCGTCATCGGTGCCATACAGATTGATCAGCCGCCGGTCCCGAATGCGCCGAACCCCATCCTCTTCCAGCTCCGCGCCCAGAACGGCCAGATACGCCTCAGCGAAGGCGTCCACGTCGTTGGCCTTTTCACCGATGGCGTGGTTGTAGGATTCAATCAGCCCTGCCACCGGCTCGTACAGCCCCATGCGCTCGTCGTTCAGCCGCCATTCCACGCAGGGAATCCTCCCGTAGGGGTTCTCCACCGCCTGCGCCGGGACCTTCCGTCCGCCGTCAAAGGGCTCAATGGCGGCGGGCGTCAGAATTTCGCCGTATATCTCACCGGGTCGGTCCGAGTCGGCGGAGTGGAAATCGTACCGCACCGCGAACAGCGCGTGCCCCTCCACCGTATCGTCATACACCGCGAACAGTCTGGACGGGGCCACCGCCGCCACCTTGGTCCTACTCTCCCCGTTCTGGTAGAGGTACTCCCAGGCGTGGCCGTAGACGCAGCACTTCTTGACCATCTCCGCCTCGTGGTCTGTGATCTCATTGTCCCGGCAGAACTCCGCCACCGCCTCATTCACCGCATCATCGGGGCTGGTCTCCCGAATAGGCACGCCGTAGCCGTAGCCAGTAAAGGTGTCCGTGATATACCGGGGAAAATTCACAGCCAACCGGTTGTCCGGCTTCCAGTGCTCCTTCTCCGGCTGCTTAAACACGTCGTGAAAGCCCTTGTACAAATTCTCTAAGTAAACGTAGCGGGGCATCCGGCTGGCGTGCCTCCGAATGTACTCCTCCGCCAGCTCCACGGACACGCCGTCAGCGACCTCCCCCAGGTCGCAGGTCAGCGGCTCCGGCAGTTGATACGGGCGCTTCGTTTTGTGCATTTCAGATTCCTCCCTGGAAGGTTTTCAGCTTGATCTTTTTGCCGGAAGCCACCGTGTTCACGAAATACCGGACCGCGTCCATGCAATGATCGTTTGCTTTCACCGGCTTGTCCTCACCCCGTGCCGCCGCCTTTTCGTCCCAGACGTAAGACTGGAACTCCTCCAGCGTGTGCCGGCACCCGGCAGAAAACAGCAGCTCCCGGGCGTTCAGCTTTGCCGCCACCAGCCTGATGCCGTCCGCGACGTCATTTTTCGCCTTCTGTACTCGAAACCCCGCCTGCCGCAATTCTGCGATAAAGGACGCCGCCGCCGGGTCCACGATGACACAGCGCGGCTCAATGCCGTCCAGCCAGCGCCGCAGGTCTGCCGTGAACTCCTTATCTGTCTTCTGGCGCTTCTGCTCCCGGCCGGAGTAGTAATATTCTCTCGCGCACACCCAGCGCTCTGCGCCTCGCTCCCGCTGCCAGAGCAGGAACACGGTCGCATTCTGTGTGCCGTAGTCGGAGCTGACGTACTGATCTCCGGCCAGCTCCGGCAGTTTAGCAGCGGTATGCTTCTTTTCATCGAAGCAGTCGTAAATCCGACCCTCCGCCGCCACCCACAGCCCGCGGATATAGCGGTCATAAAACACGCCGGTGTACATCCGTTCCGCGTCTGCGATTGCCTCCCGCGTCATGATCGGATTATCCTCCATGCGAAAATGCAGGTGCAGCGCATTTTTCTCCTCGGGTTGACACACCCACTCTTTATAGAACCAGTGCCCCGGGGATTCCGGGTTGCAGTTGAACCACAGCTTGGATTCCGGAATGCTCAAGGTTCTGGCAATGCCCTGATCCACGAAGGATTTTGGCATGAGCGCCACCTCATCGAAAAGCACCCCGGCAAGGGTGATGCCCTGGATCAGGGAGTAGCTGCTCTCGTCCTTGCCGCCAAATACATAAAAGCGATTCTCATGTCCGTTTCCTTTGACAACCAGCACATGATCGCTCTTCCGATAGGCCAGCTTAAAAAATGCCCGCAGGTCGTCGCTGTCCTGGGCTGGCAGAATGATATTTCGTTCTGCGCTGGCCACCGTCTTGCCGCAGATGCCGAAGTTCTGGCCATCAAAGTAGCGCTGTGCCCACAGGAGAAAGGCGGTCACCATGCACACCGTTTTCCCTGAACGTACCGCCCCGTCGCAGACAATAGCCTTGAATTGGTTCCGGGTGTCCTCCATAAAGGCCCACTTCATGAGGCATTTTTGCTTTTTAGATAGTTTCGTGATCCTCATCTGGTTCCTCCAGCGCGTCATACAGACTGGACAACGCTTCCTGATCGCCGGTGCTGTTCACTTCGAGCTGCTTGTCCCGCCATTTATCAGGCCGCCTGTTCTTCAGCCAGAATATCTGTGCTGTTGTATCCGGTATGACCTGCTTGATCGTTTGCGTAACCTTTTTCCCGTTCGGCCCCATTTCAACTTTGTCCTCGACATACTCGTAACCAAGCGCCCGCGTCAGCAATGCATTTTCAACCTGTATATCCACAACCTCTTTGCCCTTTTTTAGGGCCTCGGAAATCTCCGGATACTTTTTCTTCCACTCATACAAGGTCCCGGCATTGCACCCGCAATTTTTCGCTATCTGCTCGTCTGTCAGCCCATCTCGGGCCCAGCCCTCCAGTAGGGTGAGCCCATCCGGCTCCAACCACCGTTGATACTTACCTTTTGCCACAATGAACTCACCTCCATTTGGCTATAAAAATAGCGCACCCCGCAAAATAATTGCAGTTTGCACCAACTTTTTTCTTGTTTTCTATTGACAAACACGTGTATACGTATTACAATATCATTGTAAGGAGGACAACGAATGAGAGATAAAGACCTGCTAAAACTTATGAAGAAAAACGGTTGGACGGTGGTTCGAATCCAAGGCAGCCACCACATACTACAAAAAGGAAGTCAAATCGAAACACTTCCCATTCACGGGAAAGATGTACCGACTGGCTTGTTAAACGCAATCCTAAAGAGGACGGGGCTGAAATAGCCCCTCCCCTTTGGCATACAAGGAGGATTACCATGACTGTTATCTATCCCGCAATTTTTCATCGAGAAGGCGATGCATACTGGGTAGAGTTTCCCGACCTGGAAGGTTGCAATACGTTCGGAGATTCCATTTCTGCTACGCTTGAAAGCGCCAGAGAAGCGCTGTCCGGTTATTGTGCCGTTTTATTGGAGCAAGGAAAAACTCTTCCAACGCCTTCCGACATCACTACCATCCAAGTTCCGGCAAACTCCTTCGCTTCTCTTGTTGATACAAAGCCCGCTGATTACAGAAAAGCCGTAAAAAAGACGCTGACTATTCCAGCGTGGCTTAACACCGTTGCAGAAGAAGCACACGCACCATACTCCAAAATTCTTCAAGACGCCTTGGAGCGCTATCTTGGTATCGCAGAATAACCTCATTCGTTTTTTGCGCCGATCTATATGGTCGGCGCTTTTATTTTGCTTGATATAAAAATGACCCGGCGCGTCGGCGTCAGATCATTCCAGTTCATAATAAGCCCCGCGGATTTACCGCAGCTCTAATCGTGAGCCCGTTTTATACCGCGGGGAAAGTTAAGCCCGCTGGATTGTCCTGCGCCTGTACAGCGCCATATACTTCGGCAGCGCAGCTTCCAGCGGTCCCGCACTTAACGGCAGCGGGCCTCCGCTTTGCGCCCGTCTCCGGGCCGTTCTTGGTACCAATGATCAAAACTAAAGTAACGTCAGCAACGTCACTTTTACAAAAGCACAGCTTTTTGGTGCCTGGTGCCTGTGGCCGGACTCGAACCGGCGACATACTTCCTGGCGCAGCGCTCTACCGACTGAGCTACACAAGCATACTGGGCAACCAGAATTGCACTGGCGGTGCTGCAACACTGCCCCTTTTACGCCCGGGGCATATAGGAAAGGGAGGAAACGTCAAGAGAGAAAACGCCTCTCGGTGCCGATGGCAGGACTTGCACCTGCGCCACAAAGCACGCCCTGATGCGTTGACTGGACGAATCATTCTGTGCCTTGCGTATCGTCAATGTGCCACGGAGACGACACCCCGCCGCTCTGCTTCTGAGCTACACCGGCATATCTGCGGGAGACCGGCAAGCCAGTCCCCCGCCTGTAGAGGAGGTGCACAATGGAAGAATTACGTATCCCCGCTGCCTTTGGCATGATACCATTTTAGCACGGATTTACCCCGAAAAAGTAACATGTTTTTTAAAATTTCAAAAAACTCACCATTTTCTCATGGTACCGCAACACGTTCCTCCGATCAATACCGATTTTTCACCTCTGACCTCGGAATCTTGCCCAGATAAAACGCTACAAGACGGATAAACTCCGCATTGTATCGCTTCGCCTGCTGCTCCGAATATCCGATCTCCATCGCCGCGCTGTAAAGCCTGTGAGACTTTCTCCAGTACACCAGGTCAATGATCGCAAGCCTTGCCTCCCCGGTTGGCTTTCTGGCCGTTTCGCGTATGGCGGCATCCACAGCCTCAATTTCCGCCGTTTCTCTCCGGGATAGTCTCTTTACTACCAACGACTCCAACGCCCGTCCTGTGCCGCCCTGTGGCGTCAGGGGGCCGTATTGAGCTGTCGCAGCCGCCGGAAGCTGATCCCGCATTGCCTCTTTCAGCTCCGGGTACTGCTCGATCAGCCTCTTGACGTCGCCCCACCACGGGTACTCACGGCTACTCATTCCACAATGCTGTCCAGCTCTGCGCCGCAGGCCACATACCCGGCAATATCAACCCAGTTGTCCAGCTTTGCCGCCCCCGTCGCGGTCCGGGCAATTTTCAGCAGCGACATCATAGCAGCCACGTCGCGACCGCTGACGATGATGTCAGCGCCGGAATTGGCGGCGCAAATGTACGTGGTCCAAAAACAGGCAATCGCTTCCAGGCTCTGTTCCGGACTTCCATACTGGTCCTGCCTGTCCTCCGTCACGGTTTTAATGGCGGCTTCCAAAAGCTCTTTTCTGGTCATATGTCATTCCCCTTTCTAGTCATGAGCATCCAAGCATCTCCGCGGTGATCGGATTACCCGGAGGGACAGGCGGTTCCCCGCTCCTCTTCCAGTTAGGGGGCACGCAAAGCCGCGCCCTGCCCTTTTGCACTGTGCCCCTGGTAACGCCTAGCGCCCGCGCGATCTCGACGTCGTTATATCCCGCGTTATACAGACGGCAAAACTCCGCCACAGAAAAATTCTCAGGCTTCCAGACCGCCCCGCGTTTTCGCGTTCGCTTTGGCCTATCCTCCGTCAGCTCATCAACCGGCGGGCTGACAACCGCGCCTCTGATCTCCGGCCTTCCCGCCGCCTCCCACTGCTGCGCCCGCCATTGGCCATAGGTCAGCCCCGCTTCTCTCGCTGCGGCGGCGTCACGGTCCAGCTGCGTCTTTTTACGCCGTCTCATTTCGTCCTCCGTTTCCCGATCGGCTTTGGCGGAACGACCATCGGATAACGCTCCGCGAATGGGATCAGCTCATCTCCAAAGATATAGGCAAGCCGCCTGTCCAGCGTTGCGATCAAATAGTCTCTTTCAGGGCCGTTGTTGCAAACCCCATAGACCTCCTGCGACTGTTTGTTCCAAGCATCCAGAATCTTTGCAATCCGCTGTTTACCCATGACGTCACTCCCCATGACCTCCGGATCGTTCAGAACGATTGCCAGCGCATCCGCGTCACACTGGCGCGTGATTTCCTTTGCTGCATTGATCTCCATATTCCGGACACGGATGAAATCTTTATTCACTTTCTCTCCCTCCTGATTTTGGCCTCACGGAGTAGGGATTGCACATCTGCCGCTCCCCACAGATTGCGCACGTGGTCTTTTTCATTCCCGTCGCCAGGAGCTTCACAGAATATCCATCCTCAGCCAGCTCCGCACACTGCCCGCAGAGCATGTATGCGTTTTTCATCACAATCCACCCCCCCTACAGCCGCAAATACCACTCAAGCGTCTGGACGGCGCTTTCCCATCCCCGACACACCGTTGCAAAATTGCCGGACTCCATCAGCCGATCCATCCACCAGCTCTGTTCTGGCCGGACGCGCCCCCGTTCCGTCTTCATCTCGATGTACAGGGCGTGAAACCGGTCCCGTGCCACCGGCAGGCACAAATCCGGCACACCGCTTTTCACCCCCTGCTGTTTCAGGTGCTTTGCCTCCACCGCATCACGGCTTCCGCCATTCGGGATATGATAGAGCAATGCCAGTTCAGGGAATCTGCTCCGAATACCAGGCTGCCTGGACCAGTCGAACACTGCTTTTTGGTGCTGTGCCTCCGTCATGCTGTCACCTTCCTTCTCCTCTTTCCGCTGAACAGACGATTCAAGACCATACTCGCCTGCATTTTAGTCAGCCCATCAGATTCCAGGCTGGGAAACGCCCGCTCAATAAGCTCCAGCTGTTTTTCGCTTGCCGGAGCCTTCCCCCAACGCTTCACTTCTTTCAGATCCCAGAGGTACCGCTGTTCGCCGTACTGCTCTGCCAGGACCATATAAGCCCGATCCAACGCTGCCTGCATGGGCACATGCTCTCCGTTAAGCAGAACATTGCCAAGCGCATCTGGCGGTGGGATTCGCATCCGCCGCTGAGCCAGCAGGGAGCATACCAATTCCCCGTCCGGCATCTGAAACCAGTTCACGTTGTGGGTCTGGTACTTCTGTTCTCTGGCCCACAGGTCCACGATTTCCACGTTCCGGATCCAGCTTTCCGGACAGTCGCCGGCACGGGCCGCCTTTTCGGGCAATTCAAACAGCAGCCCTTCCACCTGCTCCTGCCGCTTCGCCGGCACACTGCTCAGGCTGACCCCCAGAAGCGAAGGGGCGGTGCAGAGATTTGCGCGGCCCGTCACACCAACGCAGTCAATCAGATTGAGCCGTTCCTTCTCCGGGTGCAGCCGCAACCCACGGCCCACCATCTGAGCATACAGGCTGTCCGACTGCGTGGGCCGCGCGATAATCACCGTTTCCACCAGCGGAATATCTGTTCCCTCCGTGAATACCATGCAGTTGACCAGGCAGGGGATTTCCCGGCGTGTGAATGCTGCAATGATTTCCCCTCGTTCCTTCGTCTCCCCGGTCACCGCCACGGCTCCCGGGATACGCTCTGCGATCTCACGGCACTGCTGCACGCTGGCGGCAAAAATCAGGGTTGCACCCGCAGCCAATTCACGGTAACATTGAGCTATGGCGTCCGCCGTGCCTTCCATCGCCTCTGCCAATTCTCCCGGAGCGTAATCTCCGTTCCTGGTGTGCACTGCCGATAGATCGTACCCGATATTCACCCGTCGGCAGAAGATGTCGCACAGCCAGTTATGTTCAATCGCCCATCTCAGATCCCGCTGAAAAATGATCTCCTGAAAGACATCGTCCAGCCGTACGCTGTCGCTCCGGTTTGGCGTCGCAGTGAACCCAATCAGCTTCCGTGGATGGAAGTGGTCAAAAATCCGCCGATAAGTACGCGCTGCCGCATGGTGAGCCTCGTCGCAGATAATCAAGTCAAAGGCGTCTGGAGCATAACGCTCTACCCTCCGTGTCAGCGTTGCCACTGACGCGCTGACCACTTCCGCCATAGGCGGCGCACACTCCTTCGCCATCTCTACACCAGTCAGGCAGTCAAAGTATTTTAGCGGTTG